ATCTGAGTGAAACCCTGCTGATAAATTTGCTGTCCGCTGTCTGGTAGGTGAAGTCCGTTGTCTCTGCATACCAGTCAATCACGTCTGTATCCTTCCCGCTGATGGTCTTGATGACGTTCCCGTCCAAGTAATACAGGGTGCTCCCGTCCTTCGCAAAATATCGCGCCTCGGTGCTGTCCTCTCTGTGCCAGAGCCCCTTCGCCGTGTCGTATACGAAAAGGTGAGAAATCCCGTCCTTCTTCATGGAAATGTAATATTTGTTTTCCGCCGTTCCTGCCCATGCCGCCTCGTAGCCGCTCCCCAGTGCCGCCCCAACCTCGTAGGGCATACTTCCCTGAAAGCTCATAATGCCGCTGTTCGCCTTGTAGAAAAGCACCTCGTTCACAATCTGTAGGCTGTGGCTGCTGCCCTTCTCCACACCTCTCAGCTGTCCCTCCACGATTTGAAAATTGCTCGGCTTGCTCCCGTAAACCTTGTGTACGCTGTTCTCCTTGAAAAATAGCACATACCCCAGATAGGTAATCGCTCCCGTGAAATCCCCGTCATTCGCAATCGTTGCCGCATAGCTGTCACTTGCAAGGCTTTCAAAGCAGTAGAAGTTTTTAAAATCCCCCATCTTCGATGCGTAAATCTCATGGTTCTTCGAGGAACACCCCCAAAGCCTGTTCTCTGCCACCGTCAGAAAATCCATATCCGGCAGCTTTCGCTCTATCGTCAGTGCCGCCTCTTGGCTGCCGTCCTTCTCGATTGCCGCAATAATCTTTATCCAGCCGTCCCCGATGTCCTGTACCACATGAGTGCCGTTTAGCGCGTCCTCCCTGCATCCGCTGATTTCCACGCCGTCGCCCTTCTGAAAGCCCTCGTTGATTCCTGCACTGCTAATCTGTATGTATACCTGTCCTTCACCGTCCTGCTCCGTCTCCGTCAGGTAGGTTTGCTTCCAGCTTGCCGCCTGCACGGTCACTCGGTTCTCTATCTCTCCAAAACTGCCGTCCGCCGTGTTGTAATATTTCTTGTCAGGGAAAATCAGCACATACGCCCCCATCGAAATCAGCTGCTTTTCGCTGTCCGCAACCTCTCCAATCTTCTCCCCGCCGTAAAATACCGCCGTCCCGTCCACCCAGAGCAGCTTTTCTCTTGCCATTAGTCCGTTTGCCTTCCCAATCTCCTGCACCGTTCCTCTCGCCCTTCTGGGGGCTAAGAGGGGGAATCTCTCCCCCGTCATGTTCTCCATGTCGGCAAATTCGCCCTTGCCTGCCTGCTCTGTGCAGTTGTATCCCTTGAATGATATCATGATATCCTCCGTAGGTCTTGTTCCGCTCAGTCTCGGTAATTTCATCACCGCCACCTCCTTGGAATCATCCCCGTAAGGTTTGTTTGCTTCGGCTTGTGCCGCTCCCTGTAGTGTGCTGCATAGTCTTCCCATGCCTGATTGTAAAGCACCATCGTATCATTGTATCTGCCGCTGTCTCCGTTGTAAAAATCAATCATAGCCGCCAGATAATAGAGGTATACATCTGTAAAAGGAACGGGAACCATAAGCTCCCGCTCCTCCTCTCCTTCCCGGAAGGGAAGAAATTCTTTGTCAAATCCCTCCGCCTGCTCCAGAATGTCCGTGTAAATCCGTCCCTCGTTCGGGCGAATCGTGTCCACCCGCGCCAGCACCTCCCGTATCGTCATGCGCCTGTCTCCCTTCATCCCATCATGCCGATCAGCTCCTGATACTGCTCCTCTGTAATGCGGTTCGCCATCAGAAAAACATCCAGCTTGTTCAGCATGTCCTCCTTCTTGTAAGCCCCTCTTTCAATCAGCTTTTTCAGTCTTGCGTATGTCATAATGCAGTCTCTCCTTTCAAATCTCTAATTCCTTCATGCAGACCAGATAGTCCACATTGATTGCCGTCTCCAAAATCGCCTGCTCCGCCTCCGTCAGCATTTCCTGCGCCGCCTGCGTCTGTGCGCTGGGCTTCGGGTATTTCGTCCGCCCCTTTTCCTCGCCTGCCGCATTCAGAAATGTTTCCACAATGAAAACTGCACCGTTCTCCGTCAGCTCCTCTGTCCTTTTTCTCAGCATCCCTTGCCCTCCTTTTAGTCCTCGTCCAGCAGATACCCTACGCCGCAGTTGAAAGTGGCGTAGGTGTTGCTGTTTTTCTCAAATGTGTTGGAAACCCGAATCTCCACCGATTCCTTGAAGGGGATGTATGCCGCAATCGGGAAATAGCAGTATAGCTTATTATAATTGTCGGTCTGTCGCGCAAGGTATTCCGCCTCAGAGCAGGAAAATACATTTATGTCCGTATCAGATCCCAAGCCTGCAATTCTGGTAGGCAAATAGCCATAATTCCCAAGCCCGACAAAGCTCTCCGGCGGTGCCATCTGCAAATACATATTCGCACTGCCTCCGTAATAGTTTTCCTTAATATTCGCCTGCAGCTTCCCATCGATGTAAAGCTGTATCTTCATCTGTGTGCCGCTCTGCGAAGGCAGGTTCGTGAAAACTTCGGAAACCTCCGCCCAAAGCAGCTTTCCCTTGCCATGCACGCTGAAAATCTCCTTGTCCGCATAGCTGTCCAGCTCCGGCTGCTTCACGCTGCCCGAAAGCGTTTTCACAACCTGCACCGCCCCCGTGGCATTGCTTTCCTGCAATTCCTTCAAAAATCCTTTCATGCTCCTTCACCCCCTATCAAGGACTTGCAATGTCAAAGTAATAGATGTAATCGTCAGAATCCGTATCGTTTAGCATGTATGTTGCATATTTCGGATATTTCCGGAAAAACGCATATTTTGCTAAATAGCTGCTCCAGTCAGGCTTACTGCCGTCCGATAATGTCGCATAGCCGTATTTGGATGTGTTGAAAGTATTGCTTTGAGAAATTTCAAGAATAATAAATTTCCCCGATTTGCTTGCACTGCCGCCCTTCATCTGCTTCTTTCTTGCATAAAGCGCATCCATCGCCGTAGTGCTTGCCGCCAGCTTGCTCAATGCCGCATCCACCGCCGCAATTTTTCCCATGGCAGTTGCACTGGCAGCAACTGCGGTCATGGCTGTGCTGCTTGCGACAACGGCGGTCATAGCTGTGCTGCTCGCAGCAACGGCTGTCATAGCGGTCGAATCTGCGGCTACTCCTGCCATGCCGGAGTAGCCTGCAGATTCGAGGCTTGCCAGAGCAACCACCAGCTTCGCAATCGCCATGTCGTTCTCCTTGATGTAGCTGTTGTAGTAGGGCGAAGCCTGCACTGCGTCTCTCGCAATCCTGCTTGTGCCAATGGCATCCATCGCTGTCTCGCTGTTTGTGATGGCGTGCATCAAAAGCGCATTTGCCGCCACCGCCGCCATGGCTGTGCCGTTTCCTGCCACCGCCGCCATGCTTGCCAGCCCCTCCAGCACCGCCGCATCCATCCCGTAAACCGTCAGCATCCATTTCCCTGTATGCTCCGCAGAAAATGTCGTCAGCATTTCCTCTAACGCTTCTGCGTGCATGTCCCTGTCATTTGCCGCAGCACGGCTCATGCAGAACTTCTTCCAAATCTCCTTGTCCTGAAAGGTGTAGCTTTCCTCCCCGAAAAGCTTGTATTGCGAAAGCCAGTGTGCCGGCAGAATCTCCTGCTCCAGCGTGTCCTGCCGCGCAATAAAAATCGGATTGCTCATGCCTCAGCCTCCTTTACATAATATAAACCGCCGTTTGCCACCCCAAGCCGATATTTCTCCCCGGTCACATCGTCCACAAGCGCGCCTGCCTTCACAGCCGCCGCCAGTGCCGTAGAAAAGTCGCTCTCCGTCCCGCTGTAGCCGCCTTCCTTCGCCGTTTCGTATGCGCTTTTGCCGTCCGCTCCCTTGGGGCCTGCTGTGCCTGTGTCTCCTTTTGCTCCCTTGAGTGCTGCCAGCTGCTCTGCCGTGAAGTCCTCGTAGGTAAAGGCATCCCCCTTCGCCCCGTCAAAATAATCTATATTCTTCCGCGGCGTGTAGCCATCCTGCCCTCTTTCTCCCTTGAGTGCCGCAAGCTGTGCCTCTGTGAAATCGTCATAGGTGAATGGATCTCCTTTTTCCCCTTTTGCTCCGTCAAAGTAATCTACGTTCTTCTGCGGCGTGTAGCCATCCTGCCCTCTTTCTCCCTTGAGTGCCGCCAGCTGCTCCTTTGTAAAGTCCGCATAGGTGAATGGATCTCCTTTTTCCCCTTTCGCCCCCTGCAAAGTCCCGTGGTTGTTCCAGCTCTGCGCCTTCCCGTCGTAGATGTAAATGTCGTAAGGCTGTGCCGCGCCCACGCCGTATGCGTCTCCGGCATCGGGGCTTGTTATTGCCTGCCGCAGCTCTGCCTCTGTCGCAAAGTTCCCCAGAATCGTCAAGCCCTTGCCCGTTTCGCCCTTCTCCCC